AGGCCGCAAAGATCGCCGCTTCTGTCGGCGTCGAGCCGCTTGAAGTTTCTCCCGCCGTTGCCGCCACCGAAGCCAAGACGGACGACGAAGTTGCCCAGGAATGGGCCGCCATGAAGCAGAAGGACGCCAAGGCCGCCTCCGAGTTCTACACCAAGAACCGTTCGGCCATCCTGCGTGCCTCTGGCCTTCGCTAATCTTTCACCCTAAACTCACCCTAAACTACTATGTCTAACGCTATTGGGGGCCTAACCCTCCAACTCGTCGCTGAAGAGTCCCTGCGGACGCTCGTCCCGCAACTCCAGCCTCTCACTAAGATCGCCGTCACCGACTTCGGAGCCTATGTTGCCGAACGTGGTACGACCGTCCACACTCGCTACGCTGGCAAGTTCACCGCCGCCAATTATGACCGAGCCACTGGCTTCGTCGCCTCGGATGCGGTGTCCACCGACGTTCCCGTGACTCTGGTTGACCAGAAGCACGTCACCGTCGCCTTCACCGACTACGAAGTTGCCACGCTTTCGCTGGAACGCCTCCGCCGCCTGTTCATGGCTCCGATGGCTAACGCCGTCGTCAAGTCCCTGTTCGACCAGGTTCTCGGCAAGGTTGATAACTCCTTTGAGTCTGGCTACAATGGTGCTCAGTCTGGTTTCAACCGTATCGCTGTCTCCAACATCGCCAAGAGCCTTACGCTCGCCAATCTTCCCCAGGAAGGTCGTGCGGCCCTCGTCTCTCCTGATGCCTACCAGCAGTTGATTTCCGACCCCGTTATCGCTCAGGCGTTCTCCATCGGTACGTCCGACGTTATCCGTGGCAACCGCCTCGGCATGATCCACGGTATCGACTTCTACGAATACAACGGCTTCGACGCCGCTGGTCTTGAGGCTGGTCTTAACGGTGTTGTCTCCTGCAAGGAAGGTCTTGTGGTCGTCACCCGTGTTCCTGCCGCCCCGACCACTGGTGGTGGCGAACAGACCATCGTCACGGATCCGGACAGCCAGTTCTCGTACGCTCTCCGCTACTGGTACGACTGGTCGGCTGGTCTGCACAAACTGTCGGCCAACTGGCTCATCGGTTCTGGCAAGGGCAACCCCGACGCCCTCCAGAAGATTACCTTCGACTAAGGTTTCTAGGAGGGGCAAGTGTCCCCTCCGACGCACAATGCAGAGAGGCCCATCCCATAAGGGGTGGGCTTCTTCTTTTTTATATTCCAATCCTTGACCGAGGGCAATTGGTATGGCCGATATCTGGGCAGAGTTCGCCGCTGATGCGGCTTCCATTCTCACTGAGATTGGCAAGGACGTGACCATCAAGGCCGTTCCTGGCGGAACTCCTATTGCTGTTAAGGCTATGATTAGTCAGCCGATGGTTTTACAGGACATGGAGACTGGTGGCTTCCTTAACTCTACAACCTTTGAGGTTAAGGTTCTAAAGTCGTTTGCTGACGCCAATCCTGGACTAGTCGTGTATGGAAATATCGTACATTACGCAGGTCAGGACTACCGCATCGTAGCCATCGCCAATCGCCCCCCTGCGTCCTGGGTTATCGCAAGAGTCCAGACCAAGGAACAATGAGAGTAACCGTCCTTCAGGGCGTAATCCTTAACGAAAAGGAGTTTCAACAGCACCTGGCGGCATACTGCCGTGTTATGGGTGGCAGTGCGTCTAAACTACTCCAGAAACAGGCTAGGCTTTTCTGTGAAGATATGCAGAATTACGTCTATCCTTTAGAGCCAGATGGCGTAATGGGTCAGGATGGCATTTCCCAGACCGCAAGATACAATGGCACTGACCGAGTTCGCAGTCAGATTGAAGGTATCTTTATTCCATTAGCATACGTCGGTGCTGGTCAGATTTTAAAGTATGGTAATGAAGGTGTATTCACCGCTTGGCTTGCTGCTAAGAAAAAAATACCAGAACCAAAAATCCCCGATTGGCTTTTGAGGGGTGATATGTATCCAGGAAAAAGCCTGTGGTATAAGTTCCAACAGTGGGAATATGCCAAGAAACAGGCTGGAGTAGCCAGCCGTATCGACCTTTCTACCTATTATACTGGAAACATCCAAGGTATCCACGAACGTACCCGTGGTGGTAATAAGAGTGCTACTTATTTTAAATACATGGAGGCGGCTGGAGAAAAGGGTAAAATCAGCGTTATCGGAGATACTGGAGCCGAGATCCTGGCCTATTCTAAACGTGTTGAAAAGCGTGTCGGAGAACTAAAATCCGCTTGGTTTGCCGCTTCAAAAGACCTAGGCTCAATCAAGTCTGCCGCTTGGATTAAGGGTAATCAATGGGGTACTGGTATCCAGATTAATGAACTTCAGAACCCAACTGTTCCTTCCGTAACGGTTGGAAACAGCAAACAGGGTCTTCACGGCCAATATAAGCCGCATACTTTTGATTGGTATAAATACTGCCTTTACCATCGTGCATACGCCATGCGTGTCGAGATGGTTAATAAACTTGTCAAGGGCGGAAACGCCAACACACTCTTTCACCTCGCCGCCACTTCTGGGGTCGGCAAAGGACTACAAGTTACACCGTGAGTTACCTAATGCGTTCAATTATCGAGGATAAGGTTTCAGCCTACCTCGCCGCCAATATCACCGATACCAATGTGGTAAAGGGCATCACGGACTCCCTCCGTAGCCTGCCGACCATCGTGGTCTATTCGACCAATGCCTTGCCCCCTAAAGAACTTGGGGCCTACAATCTTGGCAACTACGTCGTAAACCTTGATATCTACGTCTATTCGTCCGCAGACGACGACACCTTGGTACAGCATAGGGAACGGGTAAGCAAGGTTCACGGCTTGATGGCCGACCTGGATGCTCTAAAAGACCTTTGGAACGTAGGCGAAGGCAAACTCTATGCCTCCTGGATCGAGTCTGACGAGGAAGGTATGCACAGTCGAAACTACGGAAACAAGGTCTGCTACACCATGGTCGCAGTCCTACCCCCGTCTCCTTGACATAAGGCCATAGTCATACTACTACCGCTATGGCACTTAACGAGTTTGGAGAAGCCCTTATCTTTGGCCCTTACGATGAAGTTGTGGGCCTCGTCGTCCAGTCCGACTCTTGGACTGTCCGCTTCGGCCTCGACGTCGAAGTTATGGACGAACAGGGTCGTGTTATTACCAATCGTCTAGACGACGAGCGTAATGAGATTACCATCGAAGGCGTCATTAAGGTCACGGACTCCGTTCTTCCTGGTAGTACCCTTACCTACTCTGGTATGTCGTTCATCGTGAAGGAAGTTACCGATCGCGGCTCCAATCAGGAGTACCGCAAACTTTCCATCCGAGGCGTCAAGTACCAGGAAATCGCCTAAATGGAAGGCGGCATCAACAGCCGCTTCAGTCACGCCGTAAAGACCTCAACCTTAGAGTATGAGGTCTGCGGTCGTGTTTTGAAGCCTATGTGCCTACGGCACAGGCTTCTGTTGCAGGAAATCGACTCACCGCTTCTTGTGCCTGACAAGATTGTTTCGCCTCAAGATCTAATCATCGCCGCACGCATCCTGTCCACCTACGACCTAAAAGAGATGCTTCAAATTGTGGCAACAAAAGCGGACAAAGATTTGTTCGTTAAAATCTTCCTTGATAACTCAGAGTACCAAAAGGAAATTGCTAAAATGTCAGAGTATATGGTCATGCAGGACAATATGCCTGTAATCTGGGATAAGAAGAATACGTCAGCAACGAAGGGTATCCCAATCGTCTTGGCCTGTGTAACTAACCTTACTCGTAATGGAGTCGGATATGAACAGGCTTGGACTATGCCTGAGTCTGAGGCTATGTGGATGTATCTTGCCAACGTGATCGCAGATGGAGGTGACATTCATATTCTTACCCAAGAAGATATCGACTCTATGAAGCATCTTGAGGCCATGGAAGAACGGGTTAAAGCCGCCAAGGAGAAGCGTCGCCGCCGATGAGTTCCGACGAAGTAAAAATCAAGTTCGTGGCCGACACCACGGGTCTGGAAAACGTACCACTTCCAACCCCTAAGCCACAGCCTACTCCTACGCCTCCTGGCCCCACGCCTCCTGGCCCCACTCCTCCAGGACCTACCCCTCCAGGACCTACCCCTCCTGGGCCTACACCCCCAGGACCCACCCCTCCTGGGCCTCGTCCACCACAGCCGCCACCCATTCCTCCTGGCCCTCCCCCACTTCCGCCCACTCCTACTCCGCCTTCTCCTGGTGGCGGCGGTCGTGGTAGAGGACGTAAGGCACTCCCTTGGGAGTCTGGATGGTCGGATGAAGCAAAGTTCGATATCACATCTGGACTTGCTGATGCACTGAGTGGCATCAATCTTATCCAGACTGCTTGGGGTGCGGCTACTAAAGCCGCAGAAATGTATGTCGATGCCATCAAGGGTGGTATCGAATACGCCCAGAAGATTGAGAAGGTTTCTCGTGTAAGCGGTCTTACCGTAGAAGAAGTCCAGAAGTATGGATACGCCGCACAAATGTCTGGCGTCGATTTTGAGACGTTTGCTGGGGCTATGTCTAATGCCAACAAGGAACTAGGCAAGTTGGCCCTGTATGGCGGAACTAGCGTTGTCGCACTTTCTAGGCTCGGTATCAATGTAGATAACGTAAAGAACCATAGCGTAGGTGCTATTGACGTCCTGAAGAAGATGGCCGATGCTTACAAGAAGCACGCCGAAACCGCTGAAATGGCGGCCCTTGGAAACCAGTTGTTCGGCGGTTCTTTCAAGGATATGATCCCGATGCTTCGCAACGGATCCGCAGAAATCGAACGTCTTGCTGAACAGGCTCCAAAGGTTGACGCTCAGACAATCTCATCCTCAGCCGCCGCTGGTCGTGCATTTACTGGCATCAAGGAAACCGCTTACGCAAAAGCGGCTGAAGACCTGGTTGGTTACACGAAGTCTGAAGAATACGCCGCTGGTGGATTATCAAAGGGCGTTGAGTCTGGTGACGTGTCTGCAAAGGAAGCAGTCGAAAAACTACTAAAGCCAGCAAATCGTGGAGCAGAAAAGACCCTTCTTTCAAGTAGTGCTAGGCTTGGAGAATACGCTCAATTCCTTAGCCCTGCTACGGCGTATAATCTTGGGGTTAAAAAGTTGCTAGGAATGGATGAGTCTGGTCTTGTAGCAAAGGCTACGGCTGGTGAAGGTATCCGAGGTGCTGGTGAAGACACTAAGACTGTCCGTGAACGCTTCATCGCTATGCGTGGCGGAGATGTGCAGAAACTTTCCGAAAGTGATAAGAAGATTGTATCCGCCTTTGATGATAAGATTAAGGAAGAAGGCGGTATGAACCTACAAAGCGGAGTGTTTCAGGCCGCTTCCAAGATGCAACAGATGGGCGGCGGTGACGTCCTTTCCGCCATCTCCCGTGTTGACTTCGCCCAGCAGACTGCCGACAATACCGCCCGTACTGCTTCCGCTGTCGAAAAGATTGCAAACTCCCAACCTGGCGGAAGCACTAACACGCCTCCCCCTCCAGACACTAACGGCCCAGTAGCCAAATAATATGACATTCCCAATCTACCAGCCAAACGGCATTTCGTATCAGCAAAGCGGCGTTGATATCAATGAAAGGTATGTGATGGAGAAGAACTGGACTGTCCAGCACGATGGCTTCGGCCTCGTCACGATGCAGTTGAAGTTCACCGCAGACTCTGACAAGTCGTACGATATCACGACCGATTTCAAGCGAGGCGACGCACCTCCGATTACCAACATGGAGAATATGACTCTGCACAAGGCAGTCGCTTCTTCTAATGACGGAGTATGCACAGTTACGGCAGATTATTGCGGTATTGATGGGGCCGCTGATACTACCATCACGCAAGTCCAGGTATCCAGCACGACGTCACAAGATCCGATTGAGACGCATCCAAACTTCAGCAAAATCCAGTGCGAGAAGATTGGCTACAACATTCATCCGCTTGCTGGCCCTGCGGCCTACATCTTTGCCAACGAAAGTGATCCTGAGAAGAACCCTAACAAGGCTCATTTTGCGATGGTGACTACCAATGGTACTCAACTTACGCAGTATCAGTTCGTAGGTTTCCTTCCTTCCAGAAACACAGAAGACCCAGTTAACCTGAAGGCTGGCGTAAAGTCATACTTCAAGCCAGGTGTCACCCTGCGTTGTCTTTGCTACACTAACAACGCTGAGTTGGCTAAGAAGACCATCCTTCGTGTCGGTTGGGCAAACTATGGTGCTATCGGAGCAATCAACCTTCCTCCGCCTTACAACACCCTCCTTAATGATTACGACAGTGACTTGCCTGTAATCCTTCCTGAAGGCGTCAAGCGTGACAGAACCTATCTTTGCACGAACGCATCCGTCGAAGTCTATGGTGGCCTATACAAAGTGCAGGCCGACCTTATGATGAGTGGTATCATCGGATGGGATGATGAAATCTATCCCGTTGATGCAACCGAGCCAACCTCTCAACAATAATGGGATTAGAAGGCTTTTCTAACAACGCCTCTGGAGGTATGTCTCCTGGGGATCATCTTTACGCCAAGACGTTCAACAAGTTGGCTACGTTTACGGACAAGGCTCAAGTCGGCCCGTCTGATGGCGTTATTTTTACTTCGACCAACGGAGGCGTCGGGATGTATATCCCGCAGGACTCAAGGGAAAACAACAGCATCATCCAGCAGTTTCAAATCTTCGTTGAGCCTTACGAAGTCCTTGGGAATACGAGCGACTTCTCCATTATCCGTGTCGTCAAAGGTGAGGTCGTCTGGAAGCCAAAACTGCTTCAAGAAATTGTAATCCCTGTCGATACTTGCACGACCCAGACAACCATTGAGAACTGGTTTGCTCTGCCTACCTTCCCAATCATTGACGACGAGAACTCTGTCTTTATCGGTGACGGAGGTATCCGTGTTCCTAAGATTTCTGGCATCCCTATCGGCATTTACATCTTCAAGGCCACGAACCTACCGATTGATGTTCCTCCGATTATCGTAGCAATTCCTGATTACACGCCTTCCTGCCCAGTAGTGTTCCCAGGAACTCCTCCAGTCGCTGACGCAGTTTGGGAGTTAGTTAAAATCGGTAGCGTAATCTACACCAGTCCTGAGCCAGAAGCAGAACCCCCTATCGACGGAGGATGGGAAATCACCCAGAACTTTATCGGTTCGCTAACGCTTCCTGGTGGCGGTTCTTCTTCTGACCAGCCTTCAATCCCCCCGCTTCCAGCACAGTTGAAGAACGTAGATGAGGGAGGCAATACATCCCCGTTCCAGTGCGTAATCACACAGGTTAACAACGAGCGTTACCTTCAGATCGCAACAGGCTCTTGCACGTTCACGCAGAGCAATATGCCAACCATCAAGACTGGTGCTTTCACCCATATCAAACAGGCTTGGTTCCAGAAGGTTCAGATTTGCCCAGAAGGTACTAGGACTGACTACAATGAGATGTGGCCTAACCCATCGTTTGACCCAGAGCCTTCTTTTTCAAATATTACGATGGAAGGTGGGGGAGGTTACAGGCTGTTTGATACTGCCGACCCGCTTACGCTTCTTGCGTTCAAGTGGGACGTGGACACCAATGTAGAGGGATTTGAGGACATTCCGATTGCAGAACCAGCGACAAAGAACCTGCCGACGCTCGCTCTGATTGCCCAATCCAACCCTACTGACTTCAATAAAATCCAGCAGGACAGAGGCCCGTCAATCTACGAGAACACGATGAACGTGCAGAAGATGGAAGGCTACACGGCGGCTGACACAGAACTGCCAGGAGACTGGGGACACTGCCACACTACTTGGATGAACCCTCGTAAGATTGGATATAACTATAAGGCTATCGCTACCTTAACCCCAGTCGCAAATACGTTCGGTTGTTTCGTCAATATCGAGCAAGTAGGTATTCCTGGGGTCTGCAATTCCATTCAAGCAATCAACTTTTATGGAGATGCCGCAAGCGGAGTGGCCGTAATTTCTGCCGTCGTTCCTCCGCTTTCTATGCCTGCGGCATCTGTGATCCCATTTCCTGTCGTAAGCACTTTCACTACGACTGAAGCAATCTTGTCCGATGAGTTGGCTATGTTCAGATGCCTTAACTCAATCCCTGGCCTTAATGGGAACGTACAGGTATCAAAGGGACTTGAAGGGCAGTATTTTGTAACTTTTATCAACGCCTTGCAGGGTCTTACAATCCCGCTTCTTACAGTTAATACCAGTGCTGTCGTTGCCTTCAATTATCGCTTTGAGGTAGTCCAGTACCACACAGGAGATATCAACCTTGAAGTCCAAGCACAACTTGGAATGACGCAGTTGATGAACAAGGATGGTGTAACAGAAGAAGACGACCCTTACAATGCCAACAAGGACTCAGACCCTTCTTGGAAGGATATCATCAATAAATCCAATGTCACGGCCTGCAAGGACTTCTCTGGTGACGTCACTTGGGAGGGGGTTAATACTATGGGCGGAGAAACCGAAATTAATCCTGACTTTACCATGGCTGGATCTTGCTCCAACTCCTGCGACTTCCCGTTCCAGGTCAAACGTCAGTCCTATGTTGCAGAGGAATACGCCGAGTTCACAATCTGTACGGGCATGGTAAATAACGTCATTCCTTCCAACATGGAGGACACGTTCACGCTTCTCAACGGATACATCTACCTTGAGGTGGCCTATGACAGCGAGAACAGGGCTTTCCCAGGAGGCGTTACCATCAGCAAAATCGAGGACGGAGAAGTTCCCGACTCCACGAAGGACGTATCCCACGTCGCAATCGCACGCATCGTCGATGGAGTCGCAGAACAACTCATCACTGGATCACTCTGGGGCGACCGCATCCAAGTCGGTGCTGGTGAAACCGAAAAGGCGTTCTACTACTACGCCCAGGTCTGATGCCATCAGACAACGTAAATATCGGAAAGGACTCCGAGAAGACTTGGGCCGCACTGCGTTCCCCTTTGTTCAAGGGAACTGGATATCGAGAGTATTTCCCATACATCGCTCCGTACAATTCAAACTGGAGCGAAAAAGGGATTATTCCTACGCCTCATAACGCAGGGTATGAGCAAGCCATAGGAAACCCTAATCCACTCATCAGGGCTTTTCCTTTTAAGGTTTTTAATGGATTTGGTACTTCGGCAACGATGTGCCTAGGCGTGCATTATTTGGATAGGATTGTCAGCCCACCTGGGGTTCCTCCTGTGTACCAAGTTGACAATTTCCTGTCTATTGGAATTGGGTACTTTGTTGGCAAAGAAGACGGAGGATACTCTGAACTCGTTTATTGCGGGTCTTGGGACTCTGCCGACCAGCCAGTCCAGCCTGACGACCAAGGGTATGACTTCCACGCCACTAGGGATACCTTCCGTGGGGCCGTGGTAAACCTGACGATTACTGACGGGGTAAACCCACCCCTAGACTTCAATGTGACCATAGATGACTCTATGTTCCCAGATAACCAAGATGCTGACGCTCTTGTAGGTATTATGTTTTACTCGTTTCAGCACGATGGGTCGTGGGTAGAGCCTACCCCATATTGGACGATTAACTCGGTCACAATGCCGTCTTGACCATTTCTTGACTAAAGGCCAAGATAGGGACTATGGCTATTAATACCTATCGTTTTTGGATGGCGACGGACGCCAACCGCTTGTTGGCTAACCAAAACGCCTTCATTCAGGCGGCGGCTCCGTCCTTTTATCAGGGGAACGTAGCCCAACTTGAACTTCATATCGTCGCATCCGCTGGGGTCGGCACGTCCCCCGTCGAAGTCCCATTCCCAGCGGGTGCGGCCATCTCTGTTGCGGTCGGTGATACCAATACATACCCTACTGGTGGCTCCTGGGAACTGATGGTCGGAACGACCGAAACTGGGCCTATGCCATACAATGCCACGACTACCCAAGTCGCCGCCGCATTGAACGCCCTTACCGAAGTGTCCTCCGAAGGTGGGGTCGCCGTCTCCAAGACTGGCGATGGCTATACGATTACTTGGAACACCTACGGACTGAAGCCTGCTATCGGCATCGGATCTGACACCCTTACCCCGTCCTCCTACGAGTCCATCAGCCTTGTCCAGACTGGCAGTGCCGAACATCGTCAGATTGTGTTCGTCGAACTCCGACAGAACCCGATTGCCCTTAGCACGACGTGGACGGCCCTACCAACTCCTGCCGTAACTGTAAGCGAAGTCCAAGCATGGAACGGCACTAACCGCATCTGGCGTGTCAGCATCGCACCTCAACCGAAGGCTGGTAGCATCACGATTGCTTACGGCACTAAGACGGCAACCCTGTCCTACAATGCGTCGCCTGCTTCCATCGCCGCCGCCTTGTCCCCAGCACAGGTCTTTGCTACTGGTCAGTATCAGTGGGATATCGTGATTGCCGAAGACAGCGTTCTTACGGCCTCTGGAAGCCTTATTGGTTACAACGGGTATTCTGGATCCATCAATTTTGCTACCGCCGAGTGCCATCAGTTCCTGGCTGGTGCTGAACGTAAGGCTACGATGCTTGAAATCTCAATCTCGATTGATGACAAGCGTTACACCCTAATCCAGACTGCTTGTAACGTCTTCGCTGACGTCGTTTCCGATGGAGTAATCCAGCCGCTTCCTCTTGGTGTTGCTATGTCTGAACAGGTGGCAAACGCTCGCTTTGTCCGCCGTGACATTGACCAGAACCCTGACGCATCTACTCTGGACGCAATCTGGCCTAATCTTGGCGTTGAAACACTTGGATCCGATGTGGCTGGTGCTTTAAATGGTGCTGACTCTCCTTCTTCGGCCAATCCGTTCGCTACCATTTCAGACCTGTCTGGCATTGCTTCTGTCTGGGGAAACATCACTGGAACTCTGTCTGACCAGACCGACCTCCAAGATGCCTTGGATGATAAGTATGATGCCAGCAATCCCTCTGGGTTCATCGACTCGTCTGCTCTGACTGGCTACGCTACGGAGTCTTGGGTCACTTCGCAGGGCTACATTACCTCTGCCTCTTTCAACGATTACGCAAGGCTTGATGGAGCCACCTTTACAGGTGGGGTAAGTTTTACCTGGTCTTTGGATTTCCAGGATAATGGGCATCTAGATGCTTCTGGAGTGGACTCCGATGGCCGTTTTCGCATCCGCTTCGGACAGGGTAATGGCGGCTCAATCGCCTGGGGTGATTTCGGTTTTAATGGGACTTACCTTGTCTACGGCAACGGCTCCAATATGCCCGAAACAGTTGCTTCGCAGACTTGGGTCAAGGCTGGAGTGACATTCACTGGGAAGGTAAATATGGCCGCACCTACGGCTGGCTCGGCTTCTCTCAATCTTGGCGTCGGGACTGCTCCGACCACCTCTGTTGCTGGTGATATCTGGATTGCAACGAACATCAATTACAGGGACTCTGCTGGGGTTCAAAAGGCTGTTGCGAACACCAACACTTCAAACACCTACACCGCACCGCAGATTATTCAGGCCCCAGTCGGGACTGTAAATGCCGCCCTGCGTATCACGCAACTTGGAACGGGCAACGCCCTGCTCGTCGAAGACCAAAACACTCCTGACACTTCCGCACTAGTCGTTGACGCTTCTGGCAACGTCGGCGTCGGCGTCGCAACTGGTTACACCTCCACCTCTAAGTTTGAGGTGGTCGGCAACGTCAAGGGTACGACCCTTTCTACCGCCTCTGGCCCTGCGTTCTCGTTGGACAGCATTGTGTCCCACACAGGCGGCTCTGACACCAATGACCTACTCGTCACCATCGGTGGTGTTAACTACCGCATCGGTATGCGAATTGTTTAATCTTATGATTATCGCACTCATCTCCCTCATTCTCGGCTTCGCTGGCGGTTTCTTCGCTGGCGTCAAGAACGCCAACAGTTCCAAGATCTCCAAAGGCAAGGAACTGCTCGACGCCCTCAAGTCCAAGGAATAAGCGATGCGGTATCTGGCCTTGATCTTCCTCCTGGCTGGATGCTCATCCACTAAGCCAGAACTGCCGAAGCAACCTGACGCTCCGACCAACGGAGCCGTGGTTCAGTCTCTCGGCAAGGAACTGGATAAGACCGACAGCCGTGTAGGTGCGGCCATCGTGGTCGCCGTCGAGAACCTGGACAAGCCTGCTGTCGCAAAGGCCGAACTTGGGGTAGCCTCGTCCTACCTTCCAGTGCCGTCAGAAGGAGACGTGGCCTTTGCCAGACAGCGTGCGGCCAAAGCGGACGCAAAAGCGTACGCTGACGCCATGGACTTCGGAAAGAAACTCCTAGCCAAGATTGATGGCAACTGGGCCAGGATGGAGGCTGACCAGAAGGAGGCCAAGCGTGTGTCCGAATTGAAGGATGCCCGTATTGCAGACCTCCAGAAAGAGATTATCCAAATTAAGCAGGACGCATCCCGCAACGTCTGGACTCTGACGGGGGCTGGATTGGTCGTCCTTGGCGGCATCGCCTGTGCCTTTGCCTCCATCCGAATCGGCATCCCGATCCTTTTGGCTGGGGCGTTCGCTGGAGCCATTCCTTTCATTATCGACAGCCCTTACTTTGAATACATCGCTGGTACTACCCTAGTCGCCATCTCTGGCCTAGGACTCTGGTGGTTGTTCGACAAGGTTAGGGACTCCGTTAAAAACAATGTCCCCCCCTCCCCCAGCGAGTAATCCCGACGACTACCAACAGGTAGTTAAGGACGGGGTGATTGCCTCGGCCCTAGGTTCTGCGGCTATGGTGGCTCGCCTGCTTTTGTCCACCGAACCTGTGTCTTGGGGATGGGTGGTTCGTCGTGTCTTTGCCGCCGCTATAACCGCCGCCTTCGTGGGCTGGGCCGTCGCTGAACACATCCAGTCCATTCCCCTACGCTTCGCCGCCACGGGTGCGGCTGGCTATGCCGCCCCTGAAGTCTTGGATTACCTTTTGAAATACATTCACGCTAGGGGTCAGAAAGAGGTAGCCGCCGTAAAGAAGGGAGTTCCCAGTGCCAAAAGAAAAGCCAAGCGTAGATAACAACCTGTTAATCTCGGCAGGCATAATCTTGGGCATCTCTTCCATTTGTGCCGTCTATACGGCCTGTGTGGTCGATAACGTCTTGAACGCCTTTTCTTCTACCGAGGCTATGGTAATGCTCATCACCGACTCAGGTATCAAGTCCGACGACCTGAAGACTGAGAGGCAGTTGTCCGAGGCGACCCTTGCCCTCCAGACTTCACGGGACATAGCCGTCGCCCTAGTCGTTGCCTCGTTGATGATGGCTCTGGCTCTCGGATGGCGGCTTTGGACGCAAAAGGGGAATAGCAGGACACCAACCAGTCCACGATAACGCCTTGGCGGGTGGTTTTTGTCATTCTGAGGGGGTAGTTCCTTCGTAAAACAGGGCCGCACCCACCTTTTTAGGGCTGATGATGCCATTAGTGACCATCGCCTTGATCACGGCCTCCGCCTGCTCCTTGTTCAATCCGTAGTCGGACTCCAGTTCCTTAATCAAGGCTCCACGGCTAGTCATGGGCTTGGTCGAGAAGTGGGCATACTGCTGGCCGACCTCAAGCAAGGCGAACTTAGATCCAGGAGGTGCGACCTCCCATAGCACCTTGCCTTCGGCGTGGCGGAGTTTGATGGATAGGGTAGGCTTGCCGTCTGGCATACGCATCCCAGCCAACTTGCCACGCTTGGTCAGGTTGAAGGAGAAGATAGGGAAGTCCTTGGACTCGCGGCGGACGTTGATGATTGCTCTCGCCCAATTGACGAGTTCAGAACTTCCTAGGCCACTGTATGCCATGTCGCTGATGGTCTGGCCCTCCGTCACCTCCTTTGGCTTAGGCTTACCTTCGTGGTGGGTGAAGACGATGATGCACCCCGTGTCCTTTAGGATAGGCTGGATAAGGTTGCGGAGGAAGTGGGAAGCAACCTCCTGCTTAGACAGGTCGCCGCCGACGTAGGAAAGGAGGGGGTCGCAGAAGATTACGTCGAGTTTCATGCGGACGACGATCTTGCGAACCAAGTCAGCGAAGTCCTTGCCCGTCTTGGTCGTCTCGGTGTAGAAGCGTAGGTTCTCCTTGAGGACTTGCTTATCCGCCGCAGATAGGCTCATAGAGGACGTGACGCCTTGGTAGGACTCAGCCAAGTCGCCAACGTCGCACTCGGCCTGAATGACGCCGACTCGGAGGGGCTTCTTGACGGGGATGCCGAACAGTTCACGGCCCAACGCCCAGGAGCAGGCCGTCTGCATCGTGAAGGAGGACTTGCCGATACCCGACTGTCCCGTGATGAGAAGGCTACCGCCACGGCACAGCCAACGTCCGTGACCAATGACGTGGTTCGGGTCGTGCTGAGTGTCGTAGGTTTCCAGGAAGTCCGTATTGAGTTCATCGGGGAGATCGTGGCCGTCCCTCCAGATAACCCAAGCGTCCCAAGACTCAGCACCGACTTTGAGGGCTACAACCTTCTGCTCCTTGTCCCCACGCATGACCCCACCTAGCCGTGACCAGCGGGAAGGGTTTTTATTCTGGGGGTCAGGTTCGTGGTCGGTAAGAAAGTCATACACCGTATTACGGCGTTCCTCCCACTGTTCTTTCGTCTCGGCATCGACACGCACCCAAGCATGGACGGATTTTCCGCCAGACTCGATTAGTGCGGTTATGGGAAGGTTGGACTGATGGAAGATGGCTACCTGCTCGTCCTTGGCCTTCTTGTCGAACTCAACCAGGACGTGACGGTAGGAAGACACTGACTGGTCAGTTCCAGAGAAGTCGTCAGCCTTGAACGGATTGATACGAAGCCAAGCACCCTGCTCAGATGCTTCGTAGTGCTTCTTGCCCTTGGCATCAGGCCCGAAGAAGCGGGTGATCCATTCGGCTCTCGTCAGGAAGTTACCCTTTGAGGCGGGGAAGTATTTGCCGTCCTCGTTCTGTCCTGCCTCATTCGTGATGCAGACAATCTCATCGTCCTTGAACGCCGCCAGCAACAGGTCTGCTGTGGTAAGGTTGGCGGCAGGGAACGTGGCTTCAAAGACACGCTTCGGGTCGAACATCATCCGACCGTTGGAACCGACGGCACGCTCCTGCTTGCCCAACCATCCCTTCGGACGTTCGTGCGGTTTGACGTAGGCATCATTCAACTTGTGCCTGAGTTCCTTTTCACCCCAAGGCGGCGAGCAGTGAGAGGTGTTCCATTCCTGAAGCAGAGTCCAAGCGTCGTCCCAACCAAGTTCAAAGCCGTGTGCCAGGATGCTGGCGGCTCGGTAGGTTGCAGGGTGTCCACCCTGTCCTGAAACGGCGGGAGGTAGTTTGGCAAGGTAGGCTTTCGCCCCCTTGATGCGGTCTGTTGTTGTCATTGTTGGTGGCGAGTTCTATCGACGATAACTTACCCTGAAGCAAGACTGTTCATTGTTGACCACAAGGGTGTTGAAATCAACCCAATCCCTAGCCTCGTCGTCCGATATGTTGTAAAGTTCAGACGTTACGGAAATAAGTTTCCAGTAGGAGTATCTGATGTATCCGTCCTTGGTTACGCCTAAGATGGCCTTGTCGTAGGACTTTCTTGGCTCAAGCCTGATAGCGTTCTTGTTATACTTTGGCATGATCTTCAAACTCCTGGATGCGTTTTCCAACCCACCTGATTACGTTTGTAGCCATGCTGTTTCCGATTGCCTTGTATTGAGGGCTGTCTGGACAATCATCGGCTGACTTGCCCCTCCAAGGGATGCGAGTCCAGTTGTCTGGAAAACCCTGAAGTCTTAAAGTTTCGTTTGGAGTAAGACGTCTGACGGTAAGTTCTTCGGAGTCGAAGGCAAGAGGTTCATTATCTCCAGACTTGCTGTTGGCTTTTATGGTAGGGCATACATCACGTTCCTCGACCTTTCCGAGAAGCCTAGTGTCGCAAGTCCTTACTATGCTATGCCGCCTTCTGGTGACTACCGTATTGAAACTGTCAGCCCTAGAATAGTCATTTGAAGTTGTCTGCACAGTGTTGGCTATTTCTGGGTTGGCGGCTGTTCCGAACGGGAAATTGTCTTTCTCAACGCAAGTTCCAGAAGTGGCGGGAGTTTCCTGTTTCTCTTTTCCATCCGCAATAGCCATCCTGCCGATGCTTTCGGACTCAAATAATACTGCTGTGGTAGGTCGCCAGTCTCCAAGATGTGCGACAAGGTAGATCCTCTTGCGGCGTTGAGGCACTGGCCCTTCTCCGTCTTGTGCGTGCATCTCACACCTTCCGACGTATTGAGCGTCCAGGAGCCTGTAACTCCACCCGTACCCGATGTTCCCCAACGCCGCGAGGAAGGTTCCAAAATCCCTTCCTCCGTTGGCGGACAGAACTCCAAACACGTTTTCCCAGATAATCCATCTGGGTTTAATTCGTTCAGCAAGTCCGAGAAAGATGAGGGCCAGGTTGCCACGAGGATCATCCATTCCTTTCTTGAGTCCGCTGAGGCTGAAAGACTGGCAAGGTGTTCCGCCGACCAGAACATCAACTGTTCCTGGTTCGATATCCCACTCTCTGTATTTTTCGAGGTCGCCATAGTTTTTAACGTTAGGAAATCTTTGTTTAAGTATCTCGCAAGGGAAAGGCTCAATCTCAGAGAAACCTACGGCTTTCCACCCAAGATCACTCCAAGCAACGGAAGCGGCTTCCATCCCTGAGCATACTGAAAGATATCTCATTTTATGAGTTTGTAGAAGGCTGTCTTTCTGACGATGCCATCTTTCCCAGTCATGTAGTATCGTCTTTCCATTAGTCCTTTCTCGACGGCCATCTTCAGGTAATCCCTAGTCCTGGATATCGACTTGCCCCACTGACCAGACCAGTATCTTGCGTTATGGAAGTCTTGCGGAGCCTTCTGCAAGGACTCCTGCTTAATCTTGTAAAGTTTGTCTAGAAGCCGCTGGGCTTCTGATTTCACGGGAGATGCCATTGGTCGGCGTTATCGTGGATGTGTAGCGTCGGGTAAAGAGAATTGTCATTGTATTCTCCATAGACAAAACCTTGTCCCCAGCCCAGAGTAGAACGCCGTGTGTTAGCGTAATCCATAGCACCACGTCGAGTGATAGTCCCGACGGACATACCGATAGGAGAGTCGATGCGGCGTCCAATCTGTTGCATAGGCTTGTGGGTATGTGCGAAGATAACGTTGCCGTACATTTCAGCCATGTCTCTGGCACTGTTCTCATTGTAAATTGTCCCGTGGGTAAAGGTAAAGTTAGCCAACTTGTAGCACTGCCATACCCCCGTGTAGGGTAGGTAGAGGGCGTTCAACTTCTGGCAGGCTAAGTTAATTGCGTCCAGCGAAGTCTCTGCGGCCATCACTCGGAGTTGATTGCTGGAACGTAGATCACGTCTCAGACGTGCCTCATGGTTTCCTTCCAGGACGATGTTGCATCCAAGTTTAGTGATGAAATCAATACCCCCGTCTAGGTCTGGACGGATAGCATCGCCCTCCCCGTTTGCCGATCCCATGTGGGCGGACATATCCGTAAAGTCGCCAAGATGGATAACTGTGTGAGGCTTGTATGCCTTCTTAAACGCAAGGACGGCCTCCACCGCCTTAGGGTCTGCGTAGATGCCATGGGAGCAACCTACGGCCATAAACCTCCTAAGACCAGTGCCTTGCGTAATGCGTTTCATTTAATCTTGGCCTTGAGTCGTGAAGCCTTGAACTTCCGATACCGTTTCTGGTATGCCTTTTGGTAGTTCCTCTTGTGAACAATCTTGGTAAGAGCGTGAATATCCAAGGCCGCCTTGTAGGACAGCATGACGAAGCAGTGATTACCCCTTTTCGCCGCACCTATCGCTAGACCTAGTGCGGCTAGGCCGTTTACTTTTCTTTCGTTTAGGTCTTCCGACCTCTTTTGTGGCTGGTTTGTATCCATTGTTGGTTGCTGTAAATTGTTCGACGTTGATGAGTTCTAGGGCTTTGTTCAATGAAATACCAAGCGACTTGGCACGTTCTTCCAGGTCTGGAAGATTGTCCTGGGTGAGTTTCTTTACCCTGTTTATCTTCATGTCAAAGGCAGGACATGAGGATTTCCTTGCAAAGTCTGTCTGGTATCTTGCTCCTATGGTATGCGTCGGTAAGACCCTGAGTCCCAGTCTTAGACCCCCTAGGTGCGGCCTCATGGCATGGATCTCCATTCCTGCAAGAAGGAAGGGGGTTCCAATTCATGTTGTTAGTCCAAATGTCGGTAGGCTTCATTCTGGTATCACCGTATTGGCAATAAGTCACCGTATGCCTCATCATGTGTTGCATGAAGTCCATTTTGCGAAGAACCCCCCTAGGGTTCTCTATGAAGAAGAAATTGGGTTCAAAGTACCTGATAATATCCAGTGTCTTGTGTGCTATCAGTAGTCCTTTCCTGGCCTCATCTGTCTTAGGAATGTAAGCCTTATTGCCACCCTGCCAATGATGGCCTATGCTTGCCACACTGAAAGTCGTGCAAGGCGGTGATGCCCAGATAATGTCTGGATGGAAAGGGACTTTGCTAAAATCAAAGTTCAAGATATTTACCACATAATCAATGTCTGGAAAGTCATTGATATCGGTGGAGAATACGTCCATACCAAGTTTCTCGGCTTGCTTTCCGATAGACCTGGATCCTGCAAACAATTCAAGGACTTTCATTTAACGTGCCAGTCTCTTGCTTCTGACCACTCCTGGAACGCTTCGGCCATAGGCTCTCGGTGGCGGTAGCAATACCAAGCCTCGTCGCCTGCTTCACGCAGGGCATCAAACTGCCGCTTGGCTTGTTTTAGTTTATCCGTGAGTTCACGGACTTCATTACCAAGTCGAAGCACGTTCTTATTAAGGCTATCGAAGTGGGCGTATTTGATTGTGATCTCCATCAGTTCGTTTGGATTTTCCATTTGTTGATTGAGAATAGGTATTGCCAGCGTTGTTTGTCTGCGGCGGTCGTGCGTTCTACTTTTGCCTTTTCGTATGGCGTGAGTCCAGCCTTTTTGAAAGGTTTGTTTTTACCGCACTTGCCACGCTTGGTCACTGCTTGCCCTCCTTACGCATCATTGCAATTATTTCGTTGAGGATGTGGTTGCTCTCTTGTGCGTCTGCAAGTTCAGCACGAAGGGCTTTGACCTCGGCCTTGAGGCGGGCGTTCTCTTCCTGAAGGTCACCAATGTGGTTTATGTCGTGCAGAGAGTCCATCGCCATACGCTTCACTTTGGCCTCAAGTGTGGCGTTCTCGGCCTTGAGTTGTTCGTAGTAATAGTGGTTAATCAGCGGCCCTTTAGGGTCAGTCCTTACAACGCCGTCACCAGCGGGGGAGTATCTCGTAGGGTCGCTCACGACTGACCTCCCTTGTCGAGTTCTTCGTCGAGTTTCTTGTCGAGGTAAGCGGCGTTGTTCTTCAAACGCTCGACTTCCAGTTTAAGGAAAGCGTTTTCTTCCGTCATCCGTTCGCACTTGGCTTTGAGGGCCATCAGTTCGTTGGACGTCTGGAGTTGGTTGAACAACTGGTTTACTAGGTCGTTTGGGTTCATTGTTGGTTGGGTGGCTTGTGAAAGAGATCGTTCCAAGGACTCGATGCGTCGCTCCTGGTGGTAGAGGTTTAGCCGCTGTCGGGCGATAATGTCCAGCAAATCTTCGTCGTTGTTCATCGGTTGAAAAGTCTGACGGCCCTCGTCCGTCCTGCGACCCGCCAATCAGTCCCGATGGCCTTGCTCGCCATCTCAAAGGTGTAACGGTGGGCGTTTTTGTGTCCGAATTGACGGAGACGCT